ATCGGAGACCATACGTCTGATAAAAACACGTCACAGAATTCACGGTAGCTATTTATTTGTTTTGGAATAAATTCAGTGTAATGTCTTTTTGAAAAATCGCACCGATCTGGTGATACAGATATATCTATCAAGATGGTATCCCCGCGCATGTCCCGCGCATCCTAAAAAGGAAGGCGCCGGTGCGAATCTGCGCGGTTGATACGCACCGACCAAAGCCCAATTTATAGCCCTACTATTGTAGGAAAGACTACTTTAGGCCGATTATATGTATTTAGGCAAAAAATCCAAGTAAAATACCAGAGTACCTTCATTCAAGGTATCTATCTCCTTTTCACGCGTGCCGATCAAGCCACGGTCGGCACGTATTTTATGCTATAATAAAACTACGGGCTTGCATTTTTATTCATAGGGACTGGGTGCTGCAGGTTCGGTGAAAACGTTTGGTGCCTGCCGGGCTTTCTTATAGCCAAAAACATGGTTGCACAGCGCGCACAGCTATGTTTGAGTTTTGACGATGACAAAAAAATTTAACTACGATCAATACGAAAAATATAAAGACACCATCTATCTTTTAATGCATGGACCACTGAGTGATTTCGAGCAGGATTTTTTGCGCTCGTGCTGGCGTCGCCTGGGAGATCTTTCTCAAAAGCAGGTAGCTCTTTTAGAAAAAATTATTGAAAAGTATTTCGGCCCATCCAAACGCGACGTCCGTACTCGGCGATCAAGGTAGCATCTACGATCCCGTCGTGCTCTTTTTTACACCTTTGCGACGCTCTAAAATCATGATCAGGAAAAAGCCTGTAGGCCGCACACGCTGCTCGTGATTTTGGTTTATCGGACGTGTCGGTTCCTGCAAACATAACCCTTTGCCATACCTTTGGTTTTACAAGACAAAACGGAAGCTTCATAGCCGATACGATACCGATGAGAATTCCAAAGTTTTTTCCAAACGAAAACATAGACCGTGCCGACATTTTATGAATAGCCTGCGAGTGCTCGATATAAACCATCTGCGGGGCGTCTTGCATTAAAAAATTAACTATGGTGTTTACGTCGATTTCTTTTCCGATAACTGGCATGGCACAATAAGACAGGTCTTTTTGATCGGTACTTATCGATGAGATACCCCCGCAAGCTCCCGGGTCAATGCCCACTATTTTCATCGGACTCATCACAATCGAGCATGTTTCGTACGAATCGAGTCCAATGTTTTGCGCGGCGTCGTTCATAATATATTATCCCCATGGCAAGTCCTATGTTCCAAATTAACAAAGTTAAAAGAACATACCAACCGTTAATGGGTTTGCTGCAAATGAACGTATATAGATTCATGAGCCTACCTTGATAGTTTTTCTTTTTCTATTCGACAAACGTTCTGGCATTTTTCAAGCGTTTCACAAACGGCAAGCTGACGCTTATAAAACCCACCTACATGATACGTACATTCATACCAGACCTTGTCATTAACAACGCTCATACCTACTCTGTAGGATTTTTGACAACCTGTAGTGGTAAGCATCAGCAGTAAAATCAAAGACATTAATATTTTCATTTTATTCTCCTATAAATTCATTATCACCAAGTTCTAGATCTGGATCTAGATAAAGTTTTAAATCCAGATCCGGAGTAAAATAAAATTTCGAGACAAAATTTAGTATTAGGCAAAGATTTAGATCTAGAATCAGATCCAGACCAAGATTGCGATTTAGATGGAGATCCAGATCTAGATCTAAATCTAGACCGAAACGAAGATTCGAATAGAGCCCAAAATATAAAATTATGATTCATTTATAATCCGCCGTTATTTAGCTCTAGATTTATACCAAAACCTAGAACTAGACCAAATCCAAAACCCATAACCAGACCCAGACTTATGCCGAGATCGATATCCAGACCTAGATTCAAACCAAGGCCGAGATCTAGACCAATATTTAAAGCTGTGATTCATTTATAATCCATTATCTAGTTCTTGATCTAGATCGAAACTTAGATCCAGACTTAGACCTAGACCTAGACCTAGACCAAGACTTAGACCTAGACCTAGACCTAGACTCAGACCAAGGCCAAGACCAAGACCTAGACCTAGACCTAGACCTAGACCAAGACCAAGACCAATATTTAAAACTATGATTCATTTTAACAATCCAAACGATTCAATTGACTGAGTTGCTACATACCAATCATTAGGAAGCTTTTGCATGTCCTGCCAATCAGTTGAATCAAGTTCCCCGGTTTCATAAACAATCCCAGCGTCTGTTAAAAGAGCACATTTATCATCAACGCCGATAAGTCTTCCAGTGTAGATGTAACGACAACAAAAAAGCGTTACACGTTCTCCAATTAATTTTTCGAGCCCTTCAGTTTCTGTTTCTTCTACAAGTTTTTTCATCATTTATTCTCCTTTTGCTTACTTAAACCACAAATCACACAATCGCCTTCAATTGTTTCTGTGATTTTACGGCATTTGAAACAGTAGCGTTTATCAGTTTTTTCATTCATCACGTTCGTCTTTAGTTTATTGAACAACCCACATCCAATAAAGGTTGGCATCATCTATTAATTCAGATTCAGGCGGAAACATTTGAAAACCAATTGTTTTGTTATCGTAAATTTCATTTTTTATTCGCTGAAGATCTTGCCATGAATATATGGGTTTAGAGTCACATCGACGGATCATGAGTTTATCACACGGCTTATCAAGCATTTTTCTGTTTTTAAAAATTTGAACTATGTATTTTGTATTGACGAAAACCCTGTCTGGAGGCGTCGTTCCTGGCCATTTAATCTCACCGGAACGAAGTCTGTGAGTTTGATCTTCGAAGTTAGACCACGGTTTTTTTTGTTGCCGCAAACCGTTTCTGTGAGATGCTCTTCGTTGCTCTCGATTCATTTCACCCCCTTACCGCGATTTAACTTTCAAAATAAAAGGTTTTTTTTAATATTTGCTCCAAGCTTTATCGTTGCATTTCATTCATCCGCTAAGGGTATTAAAAATTCTGTAAAATTGCGTTGCCCTCTCTTATCTGCGCATTTTAAAAAATCTTCCATCTTTTCTAGAAAAATGTATCCATCAGGAAAAACAACAGCCATGAAATCAGCTTTTCTAGATGGCTCATAAATATGTTCTGTTCTAAAGCTAAATGCTTCTTTTCTTTTCTTAAGAGCCTTAACCTCTACATTGAAAGCGCGGGTTCCATTATGAATGGTTAGATCAAATCCGGTAGCGTTTTTGTGTTTTATATTTAGAATTTCGAATCTTCTATTTCTTAAAAAATCTATGACTAAATATACCGCCTCGTCGTGATCAAAACACTTCCAGCCTGTTGCTTGCTTTTTCAAATCTCCGCTCCTTCCTCGTATTCAAGCGCTTCTTGCATGGACATTCCATATTGATCTAAATATGGATACCAATAAATATCTTCTAAATACAAAAAACAATTGGCGTATAGATCAGAATTGAAATTGAAAATAATTTGAGGGTCTATTTTACTCATCTGATAATGCCTAAAGCATTCTTTTAATTGTCTGTATAATTCTAATTTAGTCAATCATTGCCCCTTCCTCGTATTCGTGCCAGAATTTGCTTTCATCCCAATCTATTATGCTGCACTCATATTCAAAAATATCATTTCCAAGCTTTATTTCGGTTACATTTTTTATATATATTTCCCTATATTCATCGGCTAAATCACAAAGATTTTTTAAAGCAATATACACTTGATCTTCTATATATGGATCACTTGTTATTGTTTTTGCCTTGGTTTTGGCTTCACAAAGAAGCATGTAATATTCAAGTTCGGTCATCGTTTTCTCCATGATCTAACATAAACAAAAGCCTCTGAGCTGCCATTACTACTTTTGTTTCTGTGCACTGCTCGCAGATCCATCTGAGGGTTTTTTTGACCTCGGCCATCTGGGTTTCCGCTCGGGTAAATCCACCCTGTCCGGGGTCACATGTTGCACCGATAACGTTAGGTTTTTCTTTTGACATGCCTTGCATACCGCCTGAGTTGTTGTTGGAATGTTTTGCCAATAAAGTATCTCACCACAGAAAGGACATTTAACTGCGTAGTTTTTCATTGCACACCTTATGTTTCACGTGAAACAATAATCATAATTCTTATTTCCATTAAGTCCTTCGTTAAAAATCGGGCAGTGTATTTTACACTGCCCGATTAATTAAGTTGAGGACGTTCGAAAAAAAAACGGGGATAATCAGGAGGTGCATTAGAATGGCAAGTCCTCACTATCTAATGCCCTTTTCTTATCGGCGCCTTTTTTAGAACCTTTAGAAAAAAACTTCGAAGCAGTACTTTTATCAAGCTGTCCTTTCATACTACCAGATGCATTATTACCCTCACCGTCTTTATAAATTGCCTGCACATTAGCGTATGTTCTGCCGCCAGATTCATCGTGAATAACGTTTACATCGTAATAATCGTTACAATTAAGCCATCCCGATTCAACCCCCTCGGCAAAATTCTCGTCAAGTTCTGTGCGTTTTGCACCCATAACATTTAACATCTTATGACAATAACCTTTTGCCGCTTCGCTTTCATAACTACACGACCATCGCACTCGCTCACCATTAGTTGATTCAAATAAAACCACAACGCGAAGTCTTCCCGTTTGCGTCTCGGTTAGTCCATAATCAATTACCTGTGCTCGATGTATACCTTCATCAATCATTTTCACTGTCTCCTTCTTTTATTAACTGTTCAATGCGATCGTATATTGGGTTCAAATCACAATCGTCATCTTTTTTGGAATTTATGTACGCAATGGCAACCTGTCTTTTGGCGTCATCTTTTATCTTTTCAGCCGATGCAATTAAAAGATCGATTTGGATAAGTCTAGATGCATTAGCACGATCATTTTTATCTTTTTTCGGTGGCAATAAAACAACATCGCCAGCTTCATCAACATCAGCGCCAAGATCATCAAACGTATAGCTAAGCCCAGCAATAGCATCCGGATAAACAGCCGACGCCATGTCGGAAACCGCACGCCATCGAAGCATGTTTTTTGGATACTTTTTCCAGTTGGATTTTCCTAAAAGCCCAGCACGTCTGGCGTCTTCCATGGTAAACGTAAACTCCTGCCAGGCGTGAAGCGGACGCTTGGTTCTAACGGTGCAATATTTTTCATCTGAATGTTTGTATTCAACAACCGCGCCCGGACAGTTTTGAAAAATCATGGCAAGTTGCAGCTCGGATTTAACCGCGGTTCTTCCGCTTATTACGTCAATCCCCTCAAGTGATCGAACCATGGGAATGCCAAGCTCTCTGCCTTTAAGTATAACCATCATCGCTTGTGAAGGAGTTTTTATACTTTCAGGTAAAAACCCTGATTCTAAAAGTGTGGCAGCTTGCCCGTGCATTAATTCCCAATCAGATTGACTGACCGATGGAACCTGAGCTTGTGTTTTTTCGGCTAACTGAAGTTCGTTTTTTTGTTGTTCTTCCATCAATGATTTCCTCAACTCGTTCGTGCATATAGTGTGGGATGTTACCGCGCCGTAACCACTGATCTATGGTCGCGTCTGTCTTATAACCCAGCTCATAAGCTAGTAGCATCTTTGAGTTTTTCGGGTTATTAAGCCAGTGTATTAATTTGTCTTGCAAATCCATTTTACTCCTCATATCGCGCAAATCTGTATTTACATCGTATCTAAAATGTTGTAAACATGTTTTTATGAAATTTAAAATTAAAATTTATTATGCAATCATAAAGAGACGTTTAGGAAGGCTTCGTTGCTTGTTTTTAGGACATAATAGGACTTATCCGATCATCATTCCTCCGCCGTGGAATGCGCACGGATTTTACTGCTCACGCTGCCGCCAGGCGATACTTTACCGCTCGCGCCAAACATCGCTATGTCGTACCAACGCAAAAGCTCGCGGAAAACGCTCATTGAAAACCCAGGACAGGTTTTATAGCGATTAGATTCGTTGTGTCCAAGCCAATCAGAAAAACCTATTTTTCTAGATCGTTTTATCATGACATATAAATTTAAAAGCTCACGCATTTGAGCGCGTGTTGGATCTTTTCTTCCGATATAACAAACACCAATCGAATCTTTATTAAGTCCAAGACAGTGTGCGCCGATTTGATCGATGTCACGACCGCACTCGATAACGCCCGATCTTCGCACTACGAAATGATAACCTATCGCGTCAAAACCCCGAGCGCGATGCCAACTATCGATGTCGGTCGCGCCGTAACGATCAAAATCACCTATTTCATAAGGAAAATCCGGCGTATCGGAGCAATGCAGTATAACACGCCGTGGGTTATTGGGTGCAATGTTTGTAGAGTTTTTCAAATTCATCTCGCCTGAGGCAAACAAACTCGTCAAAATCTTTCGCACTACATGATATATAATCATCTTCTTGTGCGCGACATATTTTTTGCTCGCTACTATCAGCCGCATAGACCTTAAACGTCATCTTTTCGCGACTCGCGCACGATACCAAGAGAATTAAGAACAAGCTCAAGCTCGGCAGTATCTTTTTCATCTCGCGCCTTTCTTAGACCTGCGTTTACAGTTTGAATACGATCAACGCGAGCGCGTTTATCAGATTCGTTTTGATTAATCCATTTAATCAGTTCACGCGTAAGAGCAATAACAGCTAAAAGAAGTTGTATCCAATTCATTAGGCTTCAACCTTAACGAAAAGTCCAATGAGCTTCATAACAACCGGCCAGCTTGTATCAAGAAGCTGTTTGCGTTCGTCTTCGTCCAGGTCTTTTAGCTCGTCTCCGATTTTCCAGCTACCAACAACGGCCCTTACGGCTTCGTCCATTGTAGCACCAACGGTTTGAAAAACCTCTGCAGTGTCTATTTTACCGTCGTCGGCTTTGTGTTTTCCAAGCTCGTCTAAAAGAGCATCGGCGAATTTAATTACATCCATCGATTCTTCTATGCCGGTTTTTTTCTCGTCAACCATTTACGACTCCTCTTATTTTGTTAAACGCGTTATTAATGTCGTTTTCTGTTTTACCCATACGATGGTCTAACAAAATAAGTTTATCATGATCATCTCTAACGTGACGAATGTTCTCTTTTATAACAGCCACATCTACCTGCATTCGATCTATTTTTTCAGTGTTTTTTTTAGAAAGCCAAAAGAAAAAACCGCCAAGTACCATGACTTGGCCAAGGGCTGCGCCTATGATTTCAATCGTCATTTTCTATGATTCCAAACGCAAAGATGTAAAGAATAACCGCTGGGGCATTGCCCCAATCGAAAAGATTTAGGCTTTTTTCAGGAAGTCTATTTGGTGGAAATATATCATCGTTGCCAAGTATACCGAGAGCCACCGCTTGATCGCCATCGGTATACTTATGCCACAATGCCTGGTAAATCGGGGATTGCGGAACATTATCTTTCATCACTTCGATGGCGTCAAGCTCTAATGCATTGATCGATCCTGTGACATCGCCTTTAAGAGTTATGTAATCGGCTATAACATTTGCACGGTAACCGCTTACGACGTCCCACGGGTCATAATCAATCATTGAATTTAACCTGATTTCATCAAGCATCCATTCAATTAAAAAGCTTAGATGATAAAGATTTGTGTACTCTTTCGGACCCTCGCCCATAACCCAACCGTTGGCACGTCCGTAATCTTGAATGTCTTTTATGGCATTCTTATCTCCACGAGCCCAAAGCGCATGCAAGATTCCAAGCAAAGATTCTGTCGAGATGGCCGAACGGGAATCCTCGGGGTAGCAAGTCTCAACGTCACGATTCCATTTTCCCGCTTCGGGATATTCGTGTTCATAGATTTCGATGTTTTTTCCGTACGCGTCCCATAGGCCAACAAAAGTGCTACCATCGCAACGATCAACCACAGAATAAACATCATCGAGGGTCTTAACGTAATAGTCTCTTTTTTGTTTCGCGGCATCATATGGATTAATCGTCTCCTTGCCTTTATGCTCCCAGGCACAGTTTGTTAAAAACAAAACAACAAAAAGAACAATTGTTTTTGGTAAAAAACGCAACATTTAAATCCCTAAAATAGTTTACCACTTATTGACTTCAATGTGATTTGGAAGTAGCTCGATTAATGCCCACGACTCTTCAAGCGTATCATTACCTCTAATAGTCCCTTGTAGATAACTCACGTAAAATTCAACGTCGCTACCATCTGATACAAATGGGGGCGTCTTAGCAGTATAAGTAAACTCCCTATTAGCTGTATTAACAGAATCTCGATAAGATAAAAAAGCCAAGTTAGTTGAGCCTTGTCTGATAAATACTTTAGCTTGATTTTGTGTGGCACCTGTGGTGAATGAACCTGATATTTGAATCTTTACCTGAAATTTTTTACCAGAATCAGGCGCAGTGAATTTAAAAGCGCTGTTGCCAGTAGTGCCAGATAGATTTCCAAGTACACCATCATAACTTGCATCCTGATACAGTTTAACTATTTGAAACTCAGTAGGAGGATAACCTACCGGAGATGGTGAAGCACTTTTACGGATACGCCATTTAGCATCAGCAGGAAGAGTACCCCAATCAGTAGAGCCGCCATATCTATAACGTTGGAATTCGACATCTATATTTGTATCATTGCCATCAATATGTTCTAAGACTATTCCTACATTTGTATTTCGATCTCCAACAGCTATGTCATTAGAACCAGCGCCAATAACTGGAAGAGGCGTAAAGTTACCATTACCGTATAAATCTGCCTCAAAAACCAAACTATCTGTTTGTTGAATGGCCGTAGCGAAGCTAACCCTTTTTTGACGTCTGTCAGTTAGGGTTCCTGGAAAATCAGAGCCCGTAGCGCTATAAACAAATGAAGTAGTATCTGCCGCATCTGAAGTATCTGAGTTACTGGCAAATTCAACTTGAGAGTTTGCATAGTTTGCTGAACCCGTCCATTCGGCAATTGGTATATTATCCGCTTTAATTACAAATCGTTGAGAAGCACTAATCCATGCGTTGCCATTTGCTGGAGTTACAGGACTAGAAGCTGCGCCGCTTGTGTGTAATGCAAAATTAAGATAGCCATCGTCTTTAGTTGCCAAAACAATAGAAGATAATGTAGATGATGTGTCGCGCCACGCTCTACCCACTGCTGTTGTTCCAGAACCTTCACCACCTATGGTTAAACCATTAGGTAAAGCTAAACGTCCTTCAGTAGCTGATACTGATCCAGTAGTAGCATAACCGCGAATAGACATTGTATCACCAACACGACTCCATTGAAAATTTTCTGAAGACAACGTTCCAAAACCAGCATTAATACTTGGATCTGATGTGTACGTGGTCCAATCCACAGTGGGCGTTGAATAAATATATGTTGCAGTACCAAGCCATACGTTATCAATTGTAATTGAAGCTGCATTGGTTGTTGATTTTAATTTAAATTGAATTAGACCACTAGATGGACAGTTAAACTGAGCTGCTGTTTTTATCCATGTTGCTGATGGTTCAAGATCGACATTAACAATTTCATCAGATCCGCTGTCTTCAACAACCATTTCGATATCACCAGTGGTTGCCGACGCTGACCATTTGTACCACATCGATACAAGGCAGTTTCCAGATTCCTGTAAAGCAGCTTTAGGTGTAAATCCCGTTCCCGTTAGCTCTTCACTTGCTGCCGAAGGGTCCCACTGTAAAGACCTTTCACCCCAACCCGATGATGTTGTTGTGGCAAATGTAGAAGATCCGGTTTTCGTCCATCCTGCTATGCCGTTTTCAAACCCGGGATTTTTAAGACCGTTCCAATCAGCAATATATTGATTATCAACTGTGGAAAGCTGAGAGCTTGCAGTAAAACTAAAAAACAAAAGACAAAATGCAATAAAAATTCTAAACATAGCTAAACCCCTACGCGCTAAAAGTTGTTTCTGTTGCTGATGGAATAAAACGAGTTTCATTTGTATCTGAACTTGTTTCGTTTGCTGTATCTCTTGAAATCTCAACTCGAAGCATGTCCCCCGAAGAAACAGCTACACTATTAACCTCACCCGAACCATCTGTTAGATCCAGCTCAACTTGACGATATTGATTTGTAACCGTATTGGTTAACTGAGTATTTGTAGAATCATGTTTGTTTGTTACCGAAGCCACGTTATCAGTGCCGTTTCTTATGAGGTAACTATCAGAAATTAAAAGCATATTTCCTGACGAGCTGGGGCTATAAACACCGATAAACATTTTAATGGGAGCGCCTGCGATATAGGTTTGTGGTACCTTAACAAAGGCCACAAGTTTTTGGCCTTCGTTAACATCAAACTTATAAACTTCTGAATCAAATTCTTGTCCTTTAACCGGAGCCTCGCCATCTGGCGCGCTCCATGTTATCGACCCTCCGCCGCCGCCCGCACCTAATTTAAATTCATCACCCGAGCTATCTTTATGATAAATTCCATCTGATTTTGCATAAAAATACCTTGTACCAGCCGATGGCGTACCAGGTTCGCTAACCTCTGTTAGGGTGTCGGCTATGGTTTTTCTAAAATAAGTATCATCAGCATATCCTTTTGATATGGTATCTTCATCATCTGTAGGTGTTCCGACAGTTGGAAGTGTGTCGGTTTCTGGTCCTACTATAAAATCAAATTGTCTTGTATTACCCATTTTGTTTTCCTCACTACTGGGAAGCTCGTCGTTTATCGTTTAATGTTAAGTTTATAGAATTAACAGATTTACTTGTTTGCTCTATTGCATATTTTCTAGAACGTTCAGTTCCAGGGTCAAAAATATAACCAGGAGTAAACTCCGAGTTAACATCGACAACATCATCAAGATCTATTTTAAAAATATCTCTTTTCATTGTCAGCGTAGTTCTTCCCTGACGATTACCCAAAGTTTTTGCTACGTCTTCTGCCAGGTCATCTGCTTCGGAAGATTCTAAAAGATATGTTTTTATGATTTTTTGTTTTTCGGCTTTATGAAGATATAGTGCCATTTTTGTTGTATACGAACTTCTTGTGCTTTGGCTTTTAGCCTCGTTTTTTTCATTAATTTCACGATGAGCGTATTCTATTAAAATAGAATCATATATGTCTTTATAAGAATATCGGTATTTTAAAGATCCAAATAAATACTGATCTCCGGTAATTGTTTGAGTTGCCGTTACCAGTCTTGACGGGTCGTCTTTAAAGATAGACCACTGACCATCGGATTTTTTATAAAGATAATAAAGGCCACTGGCTAAAATACGCTGAATGACTTGTTTGTATGTTGGAAACTGAGAATCTGAAAGCTCATCAATAGCAAACGAAAGATCTGGCGCCGATGTTTCTTCTGATTGAAACGCTGCCGTATCTATATCTGATTCGGCTATACCGACCTTGTCTTTTAGGATTTCGTACAAAATAACCGCAGCGTTTGTTATGTTATATGTTTTTTGATTTCTTGTTCCAAAATCAGAAGCGGCTATTTGAGGAATTTCCGATGGTCCGTAATATCTACAAAAAACAAGATCATTAGGTGTCAGTGTTACCATGGCGCCTCCGATATTGGATTCCATGGTCGATGTAAAGGTAAACGTTTGTGTACTTCCAGTATCAGAATTAGTTACGCTGTAATCTCTTCCGTAAAACGCCTTATATGCTACGCCCGATTGAACTATTTTTACAAAAGCCACAGGAGCACGCTCAACAGACGCTGCAGATGTTGCCGGGGCAGAAAGCGCGGCATGATCAATATAATTAGACGTGTAATTAACGGCTGTAACCTCTACATAATTTAAAACCGGAGTTAGCGTCGCATCATTTATAACAATCGTATCGCCAACCTGAAGCCCTGATGCACCATCACCGTTTACTGGAAAACCCTCGGCTGGAGACGGAAGATAGGTTCTTGTAGTTGTATTTGATGTGGCAGCCGTTCCAGAAAACATTTTTATAAAACCAGAATTAGATCCCGAAGGAGTAGACCCTACACCCCATTTTCTGTTGTTAGATGTCGTAGGCGCATCGGAATTAAAATCAAGATTTACCGGAACAAACCCCTCTACGACACCGTATCCGCGACGTATCGGGGTATCTAATTTTGTTGGATCTAGATTAGAAAACGACGTTGTGTTCCAAAAACTATCCCCTGAGGAAGGGTTTCTATATTCTTTTTCAAAAAGATCTGTTGTTTCAAAAATATTAAATGAAACCGATGTTCTGTCTGTCGATACATCGCCGCCGACAACACCGTTTAAAATATTAAACGCGTTTGACGATGATAGCTCGCCGGCATAATGCCAAACAGATATTTCAATTCTATTAAAACTTGACTCATAAAGATAAACATCAAAAAATTTATCATTATTATCACATGTCATTGTTGTTGATCTTGTCGGGAAAAACCCAAATAAAATATCTGTAACTGATTGCTGAAGTTTCGGAGGGGTTTTTATAAGACCGTTGTAAAAAACAGTTGCAGACGACGTGTCCGATGGATCTCTATAATATGAGACGCTTTTAGTTGAAAGATAAAGCTCGTAGGTAACAACCGTATAATTTGTACCACCACTGGCACCTGGGTTTGATCCGATATCTATCCAAAGCCGCTTTTCTGAAACGTCGTAATACCACACGCCATCAGAGAGCGTCGCGTCGCTTGCTTGTGTTTGCGATACACCGTTATTATCAACATTTACGATTTGACCGTAATCGCCATACAAAAAATCGCGATAATACTTTGTTCCGCTATCTAAAAACCATTGTGATACAAAATATCTTGGCTTCAAAATAACAAGATATTGAAGCTCAATATTATATTTTGATGTATTAGCATCATAACTCATAGTTCGGCGCCAAATAAAACTATCTGATAAGGTGAAACAAGCAATTTTTCATATGTTTGAGAATAATCATAAACAGGCTTCGGCCAGGCTTTCATCCATGCAAGATAAGAGCTACTTGATGGAACATAACCATCGCCATTTAAAACAATATGATATTTAGAGTTTCCGACAAGCGTGATGTCATCGAACTCGAAATAAAGACTTTTATATGCATTATCCAGTGTATGAATCTGAGATTTTGTTAATACGGTTGTTGATGATGCTATAAGAGATCCGGGTGAATCTGTCGAAGCGTTTTCATCATTATTATAAAGTTTTGCGGTTAGATTGGTAAACGTAGGGTCGTTATAAACAACAACCCACGTTCTTATTGCTCTTAGTATAAAGCTTTCATTAGAAAGACTGCTGTCTGGTGTGACCGTACAAAACATGCTTGTATTTGCCAGCTCGCCAGAATCAAATATGTCTCCCCAAACTGTTCTAGACATCTTTTATAGCTCCTCGCGAATTGTCATGGTTAAATTATATACGCCAGGAGATATCAATTCATATCTTGGCTCTGCCGTTCGTTTTACATACCGCACGTAATATTCTGGCTCACTTGAAAGCACCTGTTCTCTATCCATTGATACAAAAAACGGGCTGTGTGTTCCGTAGTTTTCAAAAAATAAATCCATTTGTTCTTTATCATCAATGGTTAAGCCAAACCACTGAAGCTCCCAGGATTCTGATTGAGGATGAATATCTGTAAAGGTCTGTCCGTTTTCTGATATGCTTGTTTTAGAAAGATCAAGCATCGTGCCTCTAAATGGAAACTGTACCGCGCCGCGTGACACGCTTAGATGCTCTCCCAAAAACAAACTATTAACCTCTATATAGCGATTTGCGTTAGTGAGATCAGAAATAGAAACGCGCCAAAAACGTAAAGGATCGCTATGAAAACCATCGGCGTCAAACTTAAAAAACGCTCTAGAATTATACGATATCGTGGCTTCATAGCTTGGAGATGTCCACACGTCAGTTTCGCTACCTTGTATCTTAATTGTAGCACCTGGCGAGATGGCTATGGGAGAATTACGATTGCCCAAAAGGACAAAGGCTGTTGGATTACAAGAAATCCCCATATCAAATACAATAAACTCGTTTTCTGTGATCTTGAGACTGTCGGCAATATAACTCAAAGCACCCGTGTCGTCGGATGTCGTATCGAATCCGATGAGATCACCGAAAACTGTATCTGATGTCCACATCAGCTCGAATATTCCGCCTCCGCCTAAACCATCACTTGAAATTTCCCAACGATATGTCGAAGGATCTACACCCACCCGATAACTAGACGCGCCGCCAGCTTCTAATGCATCGCGTATAACAGTGGCAAAACTATCGTGTGTTCTATATTCACCCGTTGCAACGGTTGCTGTTAAATCAACACCAGTTGTTTCACGAAATACGATAGTATTATTTGATGAGGTTATGTTCCAATAACCATCCGAACGCCACGAACGAGATCTGTTTTTTTCGTTAAATGTATTAGTACCTTCATAACCAGTTTTTTCCGAAGACACGTCATAATCATTGAGGCGATCTTCATCGATGTAATTATTATCTAAAATTAAAAAACATCCCATTATGCTAACCTAAATCCTTGTCTGTTTAGATTTAAAATCACATCGGCAAGTTGCTGCTCGCCAACTTGAAGATTAACCGTCATTGATTGTGGCGCTGCTTGCGTGGGTTCTTGACGTGACGAAGCCAGCTCATCGATCAAACCAAAAAGTTGACCTACACGATTTGACGGAACAACCATCTCGCCACTTGTAAGTGCTGCTGGATACGTGTCGTTTGGAAACCCTTGAGGAACAATGCCTCCAGATTGAAACCCTAGTATGTCTCCGATTGTACCGCCGCCGCCACTAATGGCGTCTCCGATATCATCAAGCCAGCCAGGGCGTTTGATGGTAAACTCGAAATCAAATAAATCATCTAACCAATCTGGTGCTTCTATAGTTATACCCGATAACCACGCTGGTTCGGGAATACTGATTTCGGGTAGCTTGATAGAATTTGAAAACGAGTCGGCAAGTGATGCTCCTATATTGGCTACGGCTGCTTTAAATCCGCGAGCGATAGCCTCACCTATAGCCATCGCGGCTCGGCCAAGACCACGAACTATGCCCTGAACAAGAGCGGCGGCGACACGAGGAATTGCCTTAATTAAAGCCACAACAATACGTTCAAGACCGCCTTCGACAAGAAGCGAATCAATCAAAGCCTCTATAATCTCTCCGGCTGCTGCCGTTAGCCCCTCGACAAGAGCAATAACCACAGGAGCTATGTTTTCAGCAATTGCCTCCATAAGAGGCGCAATAGCATCGGCCAGGGCTTTAATAATTAACGGTAACGCATCGGTGATGGCTGTAATTAATGCCGGAAGTCCTTTAAGAAGTTCGGCTATCAAATCCGGCAGGGCTTCAGCCAGGTTTTTAATAACATCTGGAAGACGTTTAACAAGCTGGGTTGCCGCGTCTAAAATTGCTGCGGCAAATGCCGGAGCTTGTTCTGCAATAACTTCACTAAGAGCCACAAACCCTCGGGCAATTTCAGGTGCTAGCTCAACTAGTTTTTCAATAACACTTTGAATGATACCAGGAAGTGAATTTATTATATCTGTTATCGCATCTGGAAGCGTATCAATAAGTCCGGTTAGTATTTCATCGAAATTTTCAAACGCTTGTTTAAACTGTAATGGTGCCGTGGCAATAGATTCTGTTGCCTTTGCAATACGGCCAACACCCGCACCTGAGAATAGATCGAAAAACAAATCAGCAGTTTTTGTTACAGCAGGAACTACCTTATCTATAAAAAACGATGCACTGATACTAACACCTTTTTCTACAATCTCGCCCACTTCTGCTGCAATAGATAACGCGCTTTTTGTCTCCTGCTGTGTTTGCTCGGTGGTTTTTCTTACACCAGACTGGGTTTTTTCAAGTTCTTTTATGAGTTTTTGGCCGTTTGTACCAACAGCGTCAACTAAAAACTCTATTCCAGTTTCAATGCCTCTAAAAAATGTTTCTGATTCAAAACCAAATGCTAACGAATCTTCTTCTATCTTTTGAAATGTATCAGAAAGGCTTTCAACATCTTTTTTAACTTCGTTGCCACCGATACCATCGGAAATAGAATCTTGAAGCGATTGTAAAGATGCTTTAGTCTCTTCAGAAGCTTTTTCAATACCTGGTATGTACTCGCCGATAGTTAGCACTGCCTGTGCAAGTTCTATGATACCAAGTTTTATTATGTCTATTCCATCGGCTAGGTTTTGAATAAAATCCTGGACGAAATCTAATTTTAAAATTGTTTTTGCAAATATAGAAAAGCCCAAAACAAGAGAATTTATAGCAGCTATAACCCCTTCGAAACCTCTTGAAATAAACTTCAAACTACCTACCACAGCAGGCGCAAGCTTTATTATATTAATAACAAGATTGGTAACAAAATCAGTTATCACATCGCGGTTTTTAGAAATACCGTCGATAAGTTTACTGATGATATCTGAAATACCGCCAATGGCTTTAATAACCACCGGGTTTTTGGTAATTAAAAACCCAATCTCTTCTAAAAGATCGCCGTACGTGTTTGAAAGCTGAGTTGTAGCACCTGCAAATGTTTTTATTTGAGCCTGAGCGGACCCGCCGTATTGAGAAATTAAAATCTTTGCTGCCTCGCCTGCACGAAGCTGTTCTTGTGTCAACGCCTTAATTGCAGGATTTACCTCACCAAGCTCTCCGGCAAAACCACCTAGGGTTTTTGCAACCTGGCGCGTAGCCTCTTCGAGGCTTTTACCAGTAGCTGCAGCAAGTTCCGTAGCGGCTGTTACAACTTCTTTTGCCTGTTCATTTGTTGCCCCAAAAGCCTTGGCAAGAGCAAGTTGCTGTAAGATAAGTTCATCACCAAACCTGGATGCTTGCTGAATAGATGTGGCATAGTTTTGAAAATCTTGACTGGCTTCTTCTGAAAACTCTCCAGATGTTTGAAGCGCAGTATTAAGATTATTAATGGCGTCTTCTTGAATAGACGCTGCCTCGGTTACCGCGTCAATGCCTGAAATGATTTTACGACCGGCAAAAATACCAACCGCACCAACAGCAACTGCTGTTAAACCCGCAAACGCCGTTTCAATAGATTTTAAAGACTTGGTGGCGCTTTTAGCAAACTTCTCAACGTTACGTTGAGCTTTTTTGGTTTCGGCTACAAGGGTTAAATCAACAGTTGCCATTATTTGCGTTTCCTTTGAGCTTTTTTAGCTTCTTCAGCATGGATTTTATCTATCTCTATGTCGATAAGCATAAAACAATCCGCACTGAAAGAATCAAGCTTGGTAAGATCATCCATAAAACCAAGCTTAGTTAGCCGTCTTCTGGTTTCGTAATCATTCCAAATAGACGTGGCCTCGGTTGCCAGTGAATGTCCTTTAAAAGCCGCACGTACCTGGCGCTTTATCGCGACCTTTAGTGGTTTCCCAATGGAAAACCGTTTACCATCATGCGACCTATGTCGTTGATGATGTCCGCACCCTCTTTATAGTAACTAAGATCATCAAACGATTCGATCTTGTCTGTTTGGCCTTTGGCTTCTAATTTAATAGATTTAATTCGTTTTTTAGTTTCTTTAATTAAATCTACTGCGTTATCAAGACCAGGGTTGTTTGGATCTATGTCAAGAGACTTAACAAGATCAAGCCGCTCGACATAAAGTGGTACTTCTATTTCAACAACACCGACAAAAGGAGACTTTGTGTCTCCTTCGTCGGATTTAAACATTTTTTCTGGTCTGTACTTAAATGTTTTCAAGATATCTCTCCTTAAAATTATACAAAAGAAATAGCAGCTTCGTCGTCGCCGTCGCTATTTACAAAAACCGATAGCGTCATGCTAAGGCTAACAAGACCATCGTCGTCTTCAAGAGCAAACGATGTAATCGTAGCGCTTGGAGAAGCTAGACAAAGACATTTTCCAGCCTGCCAATTGCCACCAGACTTTTTACCTGCAATATAAGCAAATCGTGTGGTTGTATTTTCTTTAAAACGTTGAAACTTATCAACATCGTATTGATTTAAAAGAGCAGATACGGTGATACTGATTTCTCTTGAGTTAATAATAGATCCCGATACGCCCGATTCAGCACAGATTGATTCGATGTTTCTTTTCGGTGTAGACATGGAAAAACCAACAGAACTTGCTTCGAAACATTCGTAATCTTCCTGATCACCAATCATACAAAGATTGTCTTTTGCCACTAGTGGGTCTGCGCTGTCAAAAGACGGGGTATAAGGTGCACTGTAATCTTGCGCATCATCTGATGTATAAGTCAAAGCTCCGGTATCATCGGCAGAAACTGTAAAGCCGATTTTATCGCCAACAGTGTTTGCCGTGTTTGCTCCTGTTGACCATAAAAGAGAAAGTGTCGCTCCGGTTGTATTTTCAATAGTGAATTTTCCAGTAGAATCCGAATAGGTCACACTGTGAGTTTCTGTTGTGGCCGTGCCGTTCATTGCTGTTGTTAGAGCTTCGGCAAGATCGTGAGGGGTTTTATACATTTGGGCTGTTATCTGTGCGGCAAACGTACCGTCATCATCTGTAAAATCAAGATAGATGTCTGTTGCTTCGATCTCGATTGGATCATAAAAATATTCAACACCTTCTAGTGTGTAGCTTGCATTAATAAGCTCTCCGGCGTCAATTGTTACAGAAAAATCTGTTACCCTAGATCCGGCCATAAGCTGAATCGCACCGGAATTTCCAACATAATTCCAAATAGAAAGAGTTTGGTGTCCGGTTTCTGCCGGATAATAGGTAACCGCTTTTCCAAGATTAACACCCGTCCCAGGTGCGGTTGCTACTGCAAAAAGAAGCTCAAGATCATCACTTGAAATAGATTCAATCGGACGAATTGAATAACCATTGGTGCCGTCTTTAATTAAAAGCGCTTGAAGCGGACGAAAATTAGTTCCCTCTCCAGTATCTACTTTAACTGCCGTTGTAGTTGAGCCGGCAATGGTGTCGTATTCTGTAGCTTCGACATCTTCGTTTCCAAAAGCAGCTTCTAGTAAATCACCATATCCTGGTGCTTGACCCTCTGTGCCGCTATGTCGAAGATAATGAGAAAACGACGCACTTGGTTGCTCAATACCAAGAATTGATTTCGATGGTCCTAAAGATCCGGTAAGTTCTGCATTTTCTAATACTGCAAACTCCGGAGACATCGTAAAATCATCTTGAATTGCGATAAAATCGGTTGCTGCCGATGGCGGTACAGGTGTTCCCTCGGTTGTCTCAACCAAAACCGCCAAAACTGAATTGCGTGATTGAATAGCCATGATTAACTCCTATTTTGAAAAAATTCAACCTCGACGGACATTTCGACCGAAAGATACCTGTCGCGATCTCCTTCAGGTATTTCCAGTCCCCCGTGGGATGTATAAATAGCCTTAACAGCAGTGCCGTTTATGTCTTCGTCATTTTCAATGGCCAAAAACACAGAGTTGACATCTTCCATTATGGCTTTTTGAATGTTTTTAAAGGCTGATAAATTATGATCTGTTGTATTAATTTCGTTTGTAAGAACAACGATAAATTCTTGAACAAATGTATGCTTGCAACCAACCAGACGATTGCTGTTTGTTCCAGGCCCGTATGCAAACCCATAGCCTTTTTTTAAAATTCTATCGGCGTTACTTTCTAAAGCATATGGATTAGGAAACTCTTGATAATCACTTAACGTGGAATCTAAAAGCGAGTCCAATGCATCAAATATATCTGAAACAACCGTCATCTTCTTAAATATCCTGTCTGTGTTGATTTTTCCCGGTCGCTTTGATTACCATCGCGATTAAGATCAACACCAAAAAACTTAAGATTTATAGCTTCGTCATAATAAGCCCGAGCTTTTGTTCTGTTATCGTCAAACTGTCTTCCTAAAGCCCAGTAAACAATCTCGGCAACCTTATGAATTGTTGGTTCTTTGAATTTTTCGTAATCAAGTATTTGATTTTGAGAAATGATAATATTTCTCTTTTTTAAATCTCTTATAACCATCTCTGAAGCTATAAAATGCTGATCGTCCCATGTTGTTTTACCTGCTTCAAAGGCTTCTTTTAAAGATGTGTTTGAAAGATCTGGATAATAATCATAAAGAACAGAATCCGATGAAAACTTGTTTCCAATGTATTTTAATGCAGTATTGACGTTTAAATCAGCACTAAATGACATGCGAATCCAATACATGTCGTAAATTCCCACCTTTGAAACACCCGAAACGTCATCACTATCAAGCTCTCTATCCCAACCTTTTAGACGGTCGGTTTTCCATTCGATAATTCCAGACTGCGCTAACGATGCACTTGATAATGCCGTTCGGTCAATTAGATCAACTACTGCGTTCCACTGGTTACCGTACCAGGTTTCAACACTGACACTTGTCGCCTGGTCGTTAGCCGTATCGATTTCAATATATTTGTGATTAAATGGAAGATCACACGCGACATAAAGCCTATCGTCGGCAGCTACAAATGGAAGCGTATATGATCCACTGCGCCATTCGTTAAGCTCAACGGAAAGATCTTTTTCCGTGCCGTCGTCGTTCCAGAATATTCTTTGAATATCTATCATAACCTTCCCCATTGACGCACTGTCGATTCATAATCACCGGCTGTTACCGCCTGGTTTTCTAAAACTTTCATAAATTGTTGAATAAGAGTAATTGCCGATGATAACTCGACTTTAGTCATCTCCGAGCCGTAAACAATACGCTCGTCTTCCCAAACGGCAACACAGTCGCTTATTTCATTGGCGTTATATTCTGCCTCTATTGTTTTTCCTTGATTTAAAAGCTCAAGACACATCGATGTCAAATCATAAAGCCTCGAACCCATAGCCTCGACAGCCGTGGAAACAACCGCCGATGCTTCGTTATTTCCGTAATAAATTGGATATAAAGATCCAAGATAATCAGATTGTGTAACAGCCGAGTTTTGAAAAAAGTTATCAAGCTGTTCGACAAAAGCCAGCCCGGTTGTTAACTCGCCTTTAGTAAGTTTTGTAGAAACCGTCGCTGCGTCACCATCGGCAAGAGACGACAGATCAGAAGATGCGCCTGATTTCCAATAAAGATTGTAAATAGCCGGAGCTTCGTTAATAAGCGATTCACACGACGTCATAAAAGATTTGATATCTGTTTGTAAATTACTTGTTACACAATTAGACATATAAACCTCAATTCACTACTCTAAAAAATAAAATAACAGTTAGATCACTTGCATTTGTGCCTTGATCAACGTATTTAATATCCAACGTATCACCTGGATCAAAAGGGTCAGAAAGTCCTGTAAAAATCCCTCCGTAATCCACGTTACGTACTTCTCTTGTTGCGTATTTAGTTGTTGTTCTGCCGTTTAAATAAAATTCCATATCAAAATCTACAGAAGTTCTTGTGTTATCGTATGTAAAGGCTTTAAGTTCTGATTTAATAGGAATTCTAATCGAGTTATCAGGGGTTAAATTAGAATAGGTAATCCAATCGCCATTTGACATAGTTCCGTTCATAATTAAAGGAATAGTATAAACCGGCAGATCAAGAGCTATTTGTCTGGCTTCTTCAATAGCTGATTGAACCTCGTCGGCAGTAAATCCGTTTGTAGAATTATCAAAAGGAGTAGTAAGAGCTATTTGAGATTTAAAATACTGGTTTCTCATCCTAATTCCTGGCAGATAACATTGTTTCCAGATGAACCTGCTATTAAATAAAGTCCAACGTCTCCAACAGGGACGGCTACTTCTTGTCTTTTTTCAATTGGGATACCCTTATTCGCACCAGATGTTGCCACGCCAGTTGGTCCGTAATAAACAGTATTGTTTGAATCGTTGTATAAAATAACCAACTGTCGCTTCTCATCGCGACTGCCGCCAACCTTAGCCTCAATCTGAGTAGACCCAACAGATAACGTTGTGGCAACATACGTTTGATCGTAAACTTCTGCACGTTCACCATACCATTGGCCCATTATTCAGCGTCCTTTGGCTTTTCGATTACTTGTTTTAATTCCATAATATGATCTTCACATTTTTTAAGATGTAAAACCATGTCCTTATAAAGAGTGTAAAAATCTACCATCTCTTTTCCGGATATTTTAAAATCAGCTCTGGTCATTACAAAATTCATAAAATCAGCAATGCGCTTTACCTCGGCTTCGGTAAATGTAATTTGATCTGTCATTTTATCCCCAAAAGAGGGAAGGGCACAGGCCCTTCCTATTAACTAAGTTCCATAACACGCATGTCTTCAGACGATGCACCAGTTCCGCCAATTACTTGTGGTGTTACAGATGGTCCGATTCTCCAAACATGTTGCATACCAGGATGTAGTGGATAACCATTGGTTGTAGTTACACCGGTTTTTCCAAAATAAAGCGATTTGTTGCCTTCGTTTGCCGTGGCAAGCCATTTTCTGCTGGCAAGAGCAGACGCTACAACGTTAATAGCAGCTGCAGAAACCGCAGTTGCTGTGTTTTCAATTGCCGTATCAGCAAGATCATCATCAAGATCAATTGAATTTGTGACGTTTACATCTAAAGAACCGCCAGTTGATCCAATTGCATTTCCAGATCCGTCGTTTAACCATGCATCAACAGAGTCGCTTGCTGCTGTTAAATCGCGAATATCAAGATCAGAAGCATCAACTGTTAAAGAGCCGCCGCCATCATCAACACTGATTCCGCCTTGAAGCTCGGCTAAAACATCAGTGTCGGTGACATAAAGCTCACCTAAATTGTTGGATTTAAACGAAGCATAATCACCATCGGCTGATGTAGACGCTGCCAGGGTATCTTGTCTAACGGCAAGAATCTGTTGGCCATCGTCGCCACTGGAATGCGCCGAATCTTCTGCATAAATACCAAGACCAGGAGCTGCTGCAATGTTTACGTCTAAAGCATTTGACGTTACAGCAACTTCGTTTCCAGACGAATCGATTATTGGACCAGAAACTCTAAGCCATTCAAGAGCGTTTAAGGTTTCCGAGCCGATCAAATCACCATCGGTACCGGCTCTAACAAATGCACCTATTGAACTTGACGCAGCAATAGAATTAGCATCGGTTGGATCAAAAATAAGCCTGTTAGTTACACATGACATACTCGTGTCTCCTTTAATGGAATTAAAAAATTAAAATACACCCTCGTATCGGATGATTTTTTATTTTCTTAACTCCATGATATCACTTCAAGCAACTGCGCGGCTTGAGGCGATTGAAAATAAAGCGTTAAACTTGCCGACGATGCTATATTATTTTCACAATACTGCTGACCTGGAAACAGTGTCCAATAAGTTGTCCCAGATGTCCCAACAGAATATGCTAATTTCATAAGACCATTAGATCTATTTTGAATCTTAAAAAATTTCGTACTCGACGGAAGAGCATACGACACTTCAGTATTTGCAATTGGAATTGAGACGTTTGCAACTATTGGTGTTGTCGCCGTTAAACCAGAAACATCTAATTGCCCTGCAAGGGAACTATTAACACTGGTCATTTTATGCCAATTCCTCAACCGTTATTGTGGGAGTTCCACTTGCGGCTTTTGCATAAATTAAAATATCATCAGTAATCGAATAATGTCGTTCACTTCCGTTTGCTACCGTGACACCGACATATCCGCTTACGCTATTGTCAAAATTAAGTTTAATCTCTATTCCCGAAAGATTTTGAATACCGATTTCGTTTCTATCGGTAAGCGCCGTTGCGGGAAGTACCGTCCACGATGTTGAGCTAATTTGAACCTCGGTTATCTTACCTTCGGTAGTAAGACCTGATGGACGAATTTGTGCACTGCCGCATAAAGTCGTTCGAACGGCAACGTTTCCATCACATTCGACAAACTTCAGTTGCTCTTTTGTATTTATATTTGGGGGTAACGCCATGATGAAAAAGGGGGCAAGTTGCCCCCTTCCTTATTTATGCAGCCTTGTAATAGGCTAAATAAACATTGATTTTCCCTGCTGTAAGATCAGCAGTTCCAATAACCAAATCTACAGTTTCGTCTTCGGCTACAACCAAAGACTGACCCGCTGTTTCTTTAACAGTAAAATCATCGACGAGGTTAGCTACGGCGCCAGACGTTGTGTCCATAAACGCGTCTGCGTCACCAGTTGACGTACCGATTTGAACTGTTGCCAAGCCAGCGGACGTGCACGCTGTTTCAACTTGAACACATGCATCAACAACTAAAGCTTTTTTCAAAAACTTAGCTAAAGAATACGTGCCCTGTGCACCCGTGTCTTCAGAAAAATCGTATGTGAGCTTTTCTACTTTAAGCTCATTACTCCATGCACTTATTTCTTTGTATGCATTTGCATTAGCCATTATTTAATTCCTTTCGTATCAGAACGTTTTTTTCTCGTAGGTTTTCGAAGATCTCCCATAATAAACGCAATAAAACGGCTATTATGAGAGATGATATTGATAACCTTAATCGGTGTTCTAATTTCTTTGACCTTCATGATCAAATCTTCTGGAGTCTTTGCAGAAATATAATCTAAAGACTCATACGGATTAAGGCTATCAAATAATTCAGTCATTACGATCCTTGAACTCTAATGTGTTTTACATTGCCAGCGATTCCAAGCTTAGCACCAAAAACTAAATCAACAGACATGTTGTAACCAAACTTGTTTTGGGAATGAAGGTCAGAGATTTTAACCTGAACTTCAGTTTGTTGTACAAGATGCAAGAAATCTGGATGAAAAAACAAACCGTAATCTTCAGATCGGCTGTTGTCTTCAAAAAGATAAAAACCAAAACGCTTAAGAGCAACTTCGCCACCAATTACTGGAGAATCAGTTGCGCCGTATTCGGTTGAACTTAATGTAGTGTCGTCTAAAACATCTTTGTAATAACTAGGATCGATCAGTCCATACCATGGCTTGTTTTTTAACCATTTTGCCTGACCAGCAAGCTTTCTGATGTCAGAAACTTGGTTGGCGTTCATATCTGTAGATACGATCTCATGATCAGGAGTTGCAGCCGAAGGAGAAACTAAAGAATATAGATATTCGTTTATTTGATTATTCATCGCATAAACCAAAGAATCCATAACCTCAGAGTTGCCTTCATCGATAAGAGATTGAATCGATACTAAATCTTCAAACTCGTAAGAAGCAACCGCTCTTTTGTCGGCTTTGATTTCGATCTCTGTCATAGACAAAGCTTCTGGTGAAAAAGAATCCGCATCTGTTCCAACTGTTAAAAGCTGGCCGTTAGGAGCGTTGACTTGAGATACTGTTACAGTATCGCCGCCTTTTTTGATCGCACCTTTATAGTCTTTATTGACTAATGCACCTAAAAGTTGAGCAGCCCTAAGTTCTTTAGTAAACATTGGACTCCAGAATTGTTGTATCTGACCTTGTACTTCAGCTAATGTAGTTACACTCATTGATTGACTCCCTTCAATCGGCAACTAAACGCTAACTATTGAGAGGATCTAACCTCCTTTAGTCGTGCTCGCATTTCTTTTGCCGGTAATTTTTTCCATTCTTCATATGTTAATGTTTGACCGACACCTTTTGGAGCATTTGCTGGCATATTCGCCCCACTGGGACGTTTAATAACTTCTGGAAACTGCGACTGAAACTTATCAACGTATTTTGTCACGGACATTTCGTCGATTTCAGTCGATTCTGGATGAATAACGATCTCATTAAGATCTACAAGACCCCAATACTTTTGATCGATATCTCCATTACCAAGAGCTTTTTTAAACGCATCGAACTTACGCATGTCTGTAAACTGTGTTTGCATACCGCTAAGTTTTTGAGTTGTTTCTTCTAGCTCTTTGTTTTTTAACTCTATGATTTTTTCATAGTTTTGTTGTTTCAGAAGCTCGTCTTCAGTTCGTTTCTTCTCTTCGGCTTCGAACCTACCAAGCCGTTCGCGGGCTTCTCGAAGCTCCTCGTCGCGCCTTTTCTTCTCGGATAAAAGCTTTCGATGAGTGTCGTAAGAAACTTGCTGTGAACCACCAGCTGGTGTTTCCTCTGATGTCTGAGAACTCATATCAGAACTACCACCGGCAGTATCCTGATCTGACCCACTGGGATTTTGATTTCCGTCAAGCATTGTCGATTCCTTAATTGTTTATTTATAGTTTATACTTATTTACCAAATCGCCAAACGTTTTGCGATAAAAACGTTGAAGCTGTTTGATTTCAAGCTGTGAAAGATGATTAAATGGCCGTCCGTTTTGTTCAACATATTGTGCTAGCTTTTGATTTGTTAGATTTTCACCACGACGTCGTCCATATGGGCCAATCGTTAGGCGTCCTCGTTTTATCTTTCTAATCTTCATCGAATCAAGCATCTGACCGGTAAAGGTTAAATTACTTCTTGATGGACGTGTAAACTTGTTAAGTAATTGCTTGTTATCTTTTCTATATTGTACGTAATTTTCAGATAGGCCAATAAGTTTTTTCTTTTTACCGTAATCGCGCCTAACACCGTATCCAAGACGAGTTCTTTTTTTGATAAGAAAAATAGATTGCTTGCCTAAAGCCTTTAGTACACGCTGAGACTGTGTTTGTTTAAAAACGCTTTTAAATCTAGATAAAAACTTTTTTAGATCAAGTTCTGCAGCCATTATTCATACCTCGAAAGAATTTGAGATTTAAGATCCTTTTGAGATATACCAAGAAAATGTCTGCGTACCTGACCCTCGGTTGAATCGTTCCACCACGCCTTTTCGTTTTCGTCTGTACCGTTTTGATAGCCAAGATGTATAGATCCCGGACGGTCTGATAAATGCTCAAGTGCTACAAGCATGTCGCCTGTTAACTGCAAGTTGGGATTTCCTCTTGATTTTCCAGCAATTTCAAAATCAAGTGACTGGCTATAAGATTTTGAATATTTTCTAAACGGAAGATTATTAACAGACCTTCCGCGATCGGTTCTTTCCTGAATATAATCAATAATATCCTGCGCAATAGCCCGACGCTCGTTAGGACCGAACTTTTTAGGTATCTCAATCCACGTATGTGCCCATTTAGGACTCTTGGCCATCTAGGTCTTCCTCTTCGTTATCTTGAATCTGTGGTGCTCTGCCGAAACGTTCTTCTTCGATCTCATCAAACAACACATCTACTTCGTCTTCGGTCATCTTGGGATTTAACGATCCAATTGCGCGTTTTCGTGTAGTAAACCCTGCCGCAACCTCTTCTTTAAGTTCTTTAATAAGATCTGCTCTTCTTACCATCGGCACAAGATCTAAAAACCTTACGTTTACTTCAGACGTAGGCGAAAAAAGTGCGTTGGTATCAACCATCTTGTCGTTAACCCAAACAGGGTGCATATGATGCATGACAAGATTCCAAAGTTGCTTTTCAGCATTGGTAAAATATTCGATTTGTTTTTTTGTTATCTCGTAGGTATCCATTTCGTCGATCAGTTTTGAAATGCCCGATGAAAAATTCGACGTGGTAACCTCGCCAACCGCTGAAGTCCTTATCCCTCTTGAGTTTAACCAGAATGCAAACTCAGATTGAATCAGCCCTAAAACCTGATCAATATCACACTGGGGTTTTATCTGACCTACCTGTGGTTTTTGCTCACCGTTACCCTCGGATTTAAACCTCCAAAATGAATTGGGCGAGAGCTGAAGATTTTCATCGTCAACGTCGATTCCGAAAAGTATGCTAAATGCTTGATATTTAACGCAGAAATTAAGATCAGAAAGAAGAATCGGAAGAAGAATAGTAAGTGCATACGTATCCGAATCCTGAATAGGCATTAAAAGATTATGCGATTGATTGACATAGACAAAAGGAATTTTTCCGTAAATGTTTACACCGTTGGGGTTTCCTTGTTGCGCCATAAAATCTGTTCTAAGATTGGCCTTTGAATCGATGATATAAAACTCATCGTCGGTATATACCTTATAGATTTCAACAATCTCTCCGGTGACTTCTTTGACTTTACCTTCAAGAATAATAAGATGAGTCATCGACATGTCGTCTATGGGATCATCTGAATAAACCACAAACCTATCTGAGGGGATGGATCTAAGTTTAGGAATGCCTTTATGTACATATGGCTGAACAAGTGTAGTTTTGAATAGATTAAAAAATTCGTTTCCTACGTTCATAATCTCATCGATACGAAACGATTTTTCATACGAATCTAAAAGCTCTTTATCTACATCGGAGCCGTATTCTATGATTCGTGTCGGAGGTTCTTGATAAATTCTCGACAGTTTATCTACTATACGTTTTAGTACGTTTATCGGTGCCGCACGACTTGCCACTTCGGCACGGGTTTGACCTGAAAACTGTCTTTCGATTTCTTTTTTGATGAACTTTAAAAGCTCACCCTCATAGATTTCAAAAAGATCTCTATTTTTACAGATATAAGGTCTTTTTTGCTCTACATAATCAACTAACGTTCTGAATTGATTTTCTTGTGACATCTTGTCTTCCTTATAAAACCACCGTGCCTTGAGGTTTCTTTTGTTTTCTAAATACCTCTGAACATAGCCCGTAGCCTATTGCAGTTGTAATATGCTGAAAAGATTTAGAATCATCTTCAATATAATTACCGCCTTTTTTAAGTTGTGTCAGCCTTAGACCCTTATCGGCTGTCGGCGCAGATTTATAAACAAAAAGTCTTATACGCTGACCATTATTGCAATAAGCATTAACCAGATTGTGTCGTCGGCGTATTGCAGGATTTGCCAAAGGTACATCAATTTCAAATTTAATAGGCTGTTGGTGTTTATTTTCATAATTTAGCAAATAATTTTTGATGATATCATAATCAGAACGAATATTTCTAGTGTCTCTTGAGCGTCCCGTTGAATCTCCGTTTACAATGTAGTTTGTTCTGTGATCTAATACGCCCTTGCCGGCGAGTTCCTCACAGCTATCGGCTGTTCTCATTCCTTCGACAACAACCTCATCAAACACATGCATTACATCATTAATAATCTGAAACAAAACCACAGAAAGCGGCTTACCCTCGCCGATATTAAAGTCCCACGAAAGATGTATCGGATAATTGTTATCTATTTGATAGCAATCGTCCTTAAAGTTTTGCTCGTGATTATATTGATAGTATACTACTTCTTGCTCAATTTCGATCCATTCTCCATGAATATAACGTCGCGCCATCTTAGGATCTAAGTCTTGTTCAAGCTGAGAGATGTAAATTTTATCTAAAAATGGATTATCAAACGTATTGGAATAGTACACATGACGTGTGTTAATTTTTTCTGCTATAAAATAACCATACGCCCAATGGCTTGGTGCATCAGGGTTTGTAGCCGCTAAAAGAGCGTTTTCTTTTATACCAGGTATGCGACGAAGACGCGCTTTAAGTTCCAAAAAAAACTGCATGTCTTCATCGTTAAGTTCGATAAGCTCTTCGATAATAACCATCGATAGCTTTAAAGATCGAACTTTGGTGTATTTTTTATCTGCACACGACGCCGAGATGATTGTAGATCCGTTACGAAAACCAATCGTTGCCGATGTTTCGTTTACCCAATAATCTTTACCCTCTTCGAGATCTTCAGAAATATGATCGATGATCTCTTTAAAAATTGTGCGCTTTAAATCCGGCAATGCACGTCTCGCCAGGCACACGCAAGCTCTTGAATTCATTAGACAATGCGTTGCTGCAATGTGTGCCATGAGAATAGATTTAGCAGACCCATAGGAGCCCGAAAGAAGCACTTCAAGATTACCTTTTGAATAATCAAACGAACGAACGTCTTTTATTACGTCGTATTGATAGGGGATAACCGTAGGGTTGAATTCACATAGGTGCGGTTTTGAATTCATTTTTCAATTTTATACGCTAACGTAAATGGTTTATCGGGATTAGACTGAACCTCGTGTTTATCCGTCCATCCGCAAAGATTTTTCAAACAAAAAATAAGCATTGCTGGATGGCCGTTTTTTGCCATGTCTAATGCCTTTCTAATCAATGCATTACGGGTTACAACCATGTTTTGTTCACGAAACTCCGAAAATGTTAATTTCGTGTGGCGTTTGATTTGTTTTTCAATCGTTGACGGATTGACCTTAAAAAACGCCGCGCAATCGACAAGCGTGGGCTTTAGTCGACAAAGCGCGGCGAGTTGTTCTAAATCTACTTTTTCACGGCCCTTAGCTGGCATCAATACTCCGTTATTGATGATGATTCAGATCCGGATGAAAAGTCTATTTTCATAAGACCATAATCAACATAGCGCATATAAACATCCGAATCACTAGCACAGTTAACAACAACAGGTGCATCATCGAACGTAAGGCCAAGCTTTGATACATCTGGTCTATTCCAGAATTTTGATTTTGCCGATGACGCACCATAACTTGTATCGGAAGATCCAACAGCATCTAAAGAATAAATACTTGCCGATGTGTAAATAAAATCCATTTTATCCTGTCCATTTGCGTCACTATCGGAGATGACAGAATTTCCGGCAAGGTTAATTCCGTAAAGAGCCTGGTACTCTTTCCATTCGTCACCACGAGCTTTCCAATCTGTTTTAGTTTCAAAAGAAGCGTCTGATTTAATGGCAAACGACTCAATAAGACACCAATCAATTGATGTTAGATTGGATTCCATCGCGTTAGGATTCCACGTTGTATTTGGATAGGACGCGTCGTTTTCTGTGCCAAGAATATACTGAGCTTTCCACGCATTGGCAAAACAGATCATCTCATTTGAATGAATGTAATCAACCTTTGCGTTAAACGCTTCGCGACTGTTTGTTGTTGCTGTTCCATAATCGTATCCGGCTTCGTCCATAAAAATGCCATCAATGTCAAGAGTTTTCCACTCATCGACTTTAGTTTTGAAATTAGAAAACGTTTGATTAACTGTGACATAACCGAAAATTTGAACATCTGGATTTAACGCTTTAACTCGTGGAAGAATAGACTGTGTATTTGAATAGTCTCCGTGTGATGAACTTTGAATCCCGTCTCCTATCACCAAAAGATGATACTTAGCAAGCTCTTGTGCGACCTTTTCATTTGTCCAGCTATTTGTTGCTGAATTAAAAGAATTTAACCATCCGTAGTATACCAATAGATTTTTGGGTTTCATATAAAGCTCCCTTTTATAGTTTAACATGCTTTTTACCAGAAAAAGCTTCCCAGCGTTCTATTATAACCTGAACATAATGAGGATCTATTTCCATGCCGTAGCATTTGCGAGAAGTTTTTTCGCAAGCTATGAGAGTTGAGCCAGAACCAAGAAATAGATCAAGAACTAGCTGACCTTTGTTAGAACTATGTTTTATTACGTGCGAACATAACTCTGTAGGTTTCTGAGTAGGATGCCCTAGACCTTCAGTAGCTACATGTATTTTATTAAAATTCCAAGATGCTAGTGCGTGACCGCTATCGGGGAAATTAAAAACGTGTTTACCTATAGTAAAATAGCAACACAGTTCACTATTCCAACTCCAATGACGTTTCATTAAAGACGGCATTGGGTTTGGTTTAGACCAAACATTCCAGCCTGTAAATTTAGCCCAATCCGACAAGCCTTCTACTATTCTAGAAAACAAAAAATGACTACACCATATGTATACACTTCCGTTTTCTATGATACTTTTTATTTGTTCTAACGCCTTCTCAATTTCAAAACCCTTATCCCAATCTGAATTTTTTAAATCATTCATGGCCCTTGAAACCGACGCAGCAACGTTTTTAGAATTAGACGCTACGTTATACGGCGGATCAGTAAAAACCATATCAGCTTTTTGACCGTCCATTAGCCTATCAACGTTTTCTTTCACGGTACAATCAGCGCATAAAACCCTATGATCACCTAGTTGAAATAGATCGCCTGGTTTCACCCAAACATCTTTTTCCTCAACATCGGGAACCTCGTCGGGATCGGTTTGACCCGATATGTCACCCGAAAATCCGATAATGTCATCAAGCTGGTCTTTTTCAAAACCTAAAATATCAAGATCAAAATCCTCGGATTTTAAATCAAGAATATCAAGCTTTAAAAGCTCATCGTCCCATTCCGAATTGAGGGTAAGCTGATTATCCACAATACCGTATGCTTTGGCCTGTGTTGGCGTTAAATGCTTTAGGTATATACACGGCACTTTTTTAAGACCGAGCTTTTCGGCGGCCATTACGCGCCCGTGTCCGGCTATTATTGTCGAATCGTCTTTTAAAAGAACCGGGGAATTAAAGCCGAATTCTTTGATGGACGCTGCAATCTGAGATACCTGATTTTGCGAATGTTTTCGTGCATTTCTGGCATATGGAATTAGCCCAGAAAGCTCACGATATTCAATGTTAAGTTCCAAAGTGTTCAATCCTTAAACGATTTAGGTGTTCATAGTTTAGGCATGTTTAGATCAAACATATCAGCGAATTAGCCTAAATTCCAGATTTTTTTAAAATAATGTCCAATCGTTAAACAGTTACAAAATCGTAACCGTGCGAATATTCGACATATTTTATTGGATCGGTTTATGCATCAATAATAGTAAAAGGAGGGGATATCATGGAAAATAAAATCAAATGCACGGCGTGCCTTAGATCAATAGATATAGATAAGAGCGTTGAAATGCCCTTTGAAAAAGGCAAGCGATCAGAAAAAATGAGCATTTGTCTTGAATGCGCTGAAATCATGGATGATTTTGCAATTGAAACAATATCGCAACTTATAGAAAAGATTAATGAATTTAACCCCAGGTCGTAGCCTGGGGGATTCCTGCAATAAAAATCAAAATTCGTTGCAGGGTGATTTTACCATGTGAAAACTTACCGAA